ATCAGAAGCATTTGTTCCCAAAAGCTCAAAGTTGATGTTTGCATTTCTTGCAGCTTCTGCTGTCCAAACATCATCTATTGTATCATTTGCAGCTGGTTTTCTGGCAAAGTTCTCAGATAAAACATACCTATGAGAACTATCAACACTTGGCTTATTCTTTACACAGATTTGATTCCATTCATAAGGACCATGTGCGTATGGAGGACTTGCTGGCCCTCTTGCTGTTTTTAAGCTGTTTTTAGTTGCCATTTTTATTCGAAGATTATTCTTGAAATCTTTTCCTTAACTAAATATATGTGTTTTGCACCAGTTGTAGTGGTTTGAACACCTACATAAGGAATTAGATCTATATCGTTTGTCAATGCAGTGCTACTATACACTTCTTTATTATTTATAAAAAAGTGTGCTTTCCTATCTCCATCAATTTCTATTCTGAAATAGTAATTTGTATCTGCTGCTACAACAATTCCTGTATCTTGCTCAACATCTGTTCCAGCTATTGAAGTTGTTGCTTCCCAATTTGCTACTACTCCATCAAATCTGAAATAAGCTGCATCATCATCAGTTGCAACTATACTGGTATTAGTTAATTTTAATCCAGCCCAAATAGTAACACTTGCTACAGAAGATCCTGTTCTTATAATTGATTCCCATATAACTTGGTTTTCTGTTCCCCAAAGAACTCCAGTCCAAGCACTTTGGCCTGAATCTAAATGAGGTAAAACTATCATTTGATCTGCTGAAGTTGAATGAGTTGTTAAAGCTACTCCACCTTCATTAGTTGCGAAAGCTATAGTTCCAGAAGCAAAGTCTGTTCCTAATGTTTCAAAATCAATATTAGCATTTCTTGCAGCTTCTGTTGTCCATACTTGATCTATTGTTGCACTTGCTGCTGGTACTCTATGAAAGTTCTCTTCAAGAGTATATCTTTTATAGCTGTCCACAGATGGTTTTTGCATAACACATATCTGGTTCCATTCGTAAGGTCCGTGCGCATAAGGCGGACTTGCTGGACCCTTTGAAGTTCTTAAGCCGTTTGACATATTATCATCTCCTTTTTTGTTTGTTTGTTTTTGTTGATTTGAAAAAAAATAAAAAAAATTTATTCATAAAATACAGTTATTCTCAGCACTTTGTCCCCTGTTATTGTTCCACCAACAGTTACTCTATCACTGATTGTAGTTGTTCCTGTGGTTAAAATCATTGGAACTTTGACTGCTACACCATAAGGTGTATGAATACAATCTGCATAATGAACATACTTAACTCTTGTGCCAAGTTTGTTCGCTTCAAGCAAATCATTCAAGTCAATATAATCAGTATTTGTTCCTGCTGAAACTGCAATAATTACACAATTCATACCACTTTGGTGTGATTCATGTATTATTGAACTTAATGCTGTTACGTCTGAGGCCATCTTTTACCTCCTCATTCGTAGAACACTATGAACCTAACTTCTGCTGAACTTGGTCCTGTTCCTACTGTTATTCTATCACTTATTGTTGTTGAACCTGTTGTCAATACAACCGGTCTTTTAACAGCTGTTCCATAAGGATCTTCTGTTGAGTCTGCAGAGTGTACATATTTAACTCTTTTTCCTAACAGATTTGTTTCCAATAGATCATTAATATCTATATAATCTGCTGCAGTACAACTTGAACAATCGAAGATCGCACAATTCATTCCTGACATGTGCGCCTGATGAATTACTGTACAACTTGAAGTTACGTCTGACATTTTCCATTCACCTCTAAGCTATTTCTCCAATCCATGAATTGAATGCTGGTGATCTCATGATCAAACATTCATATATTTTTAACATGAACTTGGAACTATCGTTGGTTTTTGCTAAGTCTTCGTATGTCATGTCTTGCAATACTCTCATTTCAATGAAGTCTGTATCTAAGAAATATATAGATTTACTTCCTGAAGTGTTGCTAAGATACATGCTTGGAATACATGGAATTGGCCCTACCATTGTTTGTAATACCAGTTGTGGTGGTATTCCAAATGGAAGAGTTGCTCCTGCAGTTAATTGATCAGGTGTAAACCTAAAAGTATCAATCATTATCTTTCTTAAGTCTGTAATTACAGATGAAGATGCGATTGCTAATTTTGGCCTTCCGCCATCATCAAAAGCTGCCTGGACTGTATCTTCTACATCATCCCATGTCAAAGCAGATGTATTAAGATCTGTTTTGTTTGTGGTACTTTGTAAAGCTACAATTCCATCATATTGAGTTGCATCTGATGAAACTAAACCATTAACAATTAGATTTTCTTCTAATTCCTTCATAGCTCTTGCTTTCATAAGAACTTCAATTTGTTTAGCATTTGGTGCTCCTGCTGGTGCAAATGTTGTACCTGCAGTATTTCCTGCTCCGCTTGGTTGGAATCCTTCCAACATATAGCTTGGCATTGCTGCCTGAGCTGGACCAAGTACTCTTCCAACTGAATAAAGGAATTTTATTGGTTTGCTTTGTCTGTCATAAGTATCATCTGCTTCATTCATTGCTGCATCTGGATTAGCTGTAACAGCTGCTCCTTTTGCTGTAATTATGTTATAATCTGCAGTAAGTCCCATGTTTGTTACTCTTGGAATCATTTCAACCAAAGGTGTGTACTTCCTTGACTGATCTACGATTCTTGGATCAACATAAACTGGTACTAAAGCATATCCTGCTGTTCCTGCTCCACCACTTTCTGGCCCTAAAGCCTTTGTTGCAACTCTTTTCATTCCTATGTCAAGTGCTGCTTTAAGTTGTGGTCTAAGGTCAAAGCTTTTCTGCTCTTCTCCTGCTTTTTGTTCTGATGGATTAAATCCTGCATTCCATGGATCAGTATATCTTGTACCTTCTGGCAATGATCCAAATGCTTGTGAATATGCAGTATTTGCGTTAACGCCTTTCATACTTCCTGTGTTTGCTAATATCATTTTTTCATTCACCTCTATGCTATAAAATCTATAGGCCCTACGCTTTTAACTTCTGCGCCTTGATCCTTATCAGCTGGATTTTCTGCACCCATGCCTTTAGGTCTTGCCTTTTCAACAATATCTTTGTATTCTTTTACTTCCTTCTCTAACTCTGTATTCTTGTCTTTAAGTTCTTTAATTTGACTTTTGATTTCTACTAAATCAGTATCAATTTTAAGAGCTTTTTGTTCTGCTTCTTTTCCTTCTTCACCTTCTGGCTTTGCTGGTTCAGTAGGTTCTACTGGATCAACTGGATCAACTGGTTTAGCAGGATCTTCTTTTCCTGGATTAGCAGGATCATCTTTATTTTGCATTTTATTTTCATCTCCTTGTTTTTTTGATTTGCCTTCTAAAAGCACATTACATTTAGGACATTTAACACTGTTACATGTTGTCCCTTTTTTATGTGTAGTTGTATATCCACATTTTGGACAAACACAATTATTTGCTCCTCCATCCCCTTGTCTATTTCCACCAACTCCTTGGCCTTCTCCTCTTGCTTTCATATACTCCAAACTTTTGGCCATTACACTGGTCATAGTAGCTTCTGGATTAATTGCATTCCCTGTTAACGCTACATTAAATAAATTTACTTTGTCTAAAAGTCTTGCATCAACACCTTTAACATTTTCTTGAGCAGTACTTATAGGAACATAAGCAATAGAAAAAGCATCATAATAACCTTCTTCAACATTTTGCCATAGATCCTTAAATGTCATAGTTATATTTCCTTTCTCGTCGAATTTCTTCCATGTAGGATTTAATTTCCACTTTACTTTAACTCCCTTTTCATCTCTAATTTTATTAACTGCTTTTCCTAATGGAACTTTTGTTTTATTTAATTGAGCTTCGAAATCATCTTTTCCTCTAAATGCTTCATGCTCAAAATCTAATTTTATAGTTCTTTCTCCAAGTTGATTAGTCATATCATCCATACATGATTTTGTTACGATATCATTGACTAAATCTAAATCTCCTGTAGAAATATGTCCTTCAATATAGTATTCTTTGCCTTTTTCTCCAACAACTGATTTATAATCTATTGTATCTGAATGAAAAGAGAATACCTTATTTGAAGAATTTTCATTATCCATGACACATTAAAAATGTTTTTAGTATTTAAACTTTGTTTTGCTTGAGCAATAAAAGAAATATGGCCTGCTTTTGTGTGAGGGTGGGTTTTGGAGTTCAGCAGACCACAAGAACTCATCATTTTCATGACTATGATTTATCAATAATTGGTTTGAACTCC